GTTGTTCTTAGCAAGAAGGAGAATCTCGTTTCTTGTAGATGCTTGAAGTTTATTGAGGATGATTGACAATTCTTGTGCATAGAAAACAGTGCCGTTTTCAACAGAAGCGGTGATGTTTTCGGTAAGTGAAGAGGTTTGCTTAACAAGTTGGTACTTGTAGAAAACCTTTCCTGCTGACTTAGTGATGGCAGTAACTACACCTGATGCCTCTGTAATTGCGGTAACATCACCGAATGGAATAAACCAAACCGCTTTGATGCCACCAATGGATTCTTTACAATCCAATACATATCCTTGAGTTAAAGCACACGGCATAATATAAAATTTATAATGAAGGCAAGGGATGGAAACCACCCCTCACCTCATTTGTTATTTAAACGAAGAACTTAACAATCTCATCAGGGAAAGCAAAGTTGATTCCCATTTTGAATTCAGAAACAAAACGTACTTGGTCTGCTTCTTTAGCGTAGAAGATTTCAAATCTTTCCTCTTCGTTCAGAAGGTCTGTACCGATGAAGAAGTTAGAAATCCTTGCAGCGATGATGTCGTTAGTTCCATTCAGACCTTGAACTGCGATAACACGCACGTTTGTACCTGGGAGGAAAAACTGACCATTTGCAGCCTCATCGTATTTGTAGTGAAACAAGTTAGAAGACTTCAACTTCACGGTGTAAGTACGGAAAGTGTCCATACCGCAGAAGATAGCCATATCATCCTTGTCAACAACTTGGGCAGGGATTGCCTTGTAGATATCATCAAAGATGCTAACTACGTTGGTATCAGTGATGGCAGTTTCTACAACTCCGTGGTATGCAACGCTATTAGCATTTACAACAGATGCACCTGCGGCAGTAATCAAAGAAATCAAACCTTGAAACTTGTTCAAGTTTACATCAACGCTTGATGTGTTACCTTGCCAAAGTGCTTTTTCAAGTTGAGAAGAAATCTTCTCTGTTTTACGCTTAGAATACTCTTCAGCATAAATCATTGAATCGTACATTGAACCAGCAGGAAGTGCTTTTTGCAAATACTTTGATTCGAGGTCTTTCAAGCACAATGCTTCGTTAACCTTAATCTTTCCAACTGTAACTGTACGCTGGGTGAAAGAAGTCAGACCTGATGCGTTAAATCCGCAAGATGAACCATCTTGGAATATTGCATCGGTGTCCATAATATTGATGGTTTCGGCAGACTTAACACCTACCATCACGTTTCCTTGCTCCTTAATTAAAGAAGCGGTTTTGCTACCAAGTACAGAAGATGCAACAAGCAGTTGCTCGTTTTCTTTAGTATAGGCTGCCAATGTTCCTACTGAAAAACTCATTTTATTTAATTTTTATTGTTTGAGAAATTTTTACTTAATTGATTTTGCGAATTCAAGAAAGCGACTGATTTTGTCCTCTTTCTTTTCTACATGAACGTTAAACTTTTCTTTTGGTGCTTCGGTAGCATTTGCAGATGGTGTGCTTAAAAGTTGCACCAGCACATCTGAAATATCACTCATACCCTTGCTGAATTTTGCCTCTTGTGATGCAAGTTTGGCATCGTATGCCATTTTGATTTCATCAAGTTGCTTTTGCATCTCTTCAATCTTTTTCTTCATCATGTCCTCTTCTTGCTTAGATTCTACTGAAATCTCAACCTCGGGAACTTCAGGTAGTTCAACTTCAGGTACTTTGATTTCAGTAATGATAGAATTCTCATCAAGAACCATAACAGAACCATCAGCAAGTTCGTGTTCACCAGCAGGGGCAGGAACTTCGTTGCCACCCTCATCTACCAGTGTAACCTTACCGCCGATTTCATACTTATCAATCATAACCTTTGCTCCGCTTTTGAGGACATATTCCGCAAAAGATTGGAGAGGTTCAGCAGATGCCACAGGCAGTTGACCTGCTTCTGTGAACATTTCTTTTATCATTTTTACTGCTTCTAAAGTTGTCATAATAACTTTTGGTAATAAATAGGAGGCATTTCCCAATGTACCATATACAAAAAAGGCAAGGTGTGGAAACACCCTGCCTAACCAAACGCTATGAAAAAAAGTCTACTTAACTTTAGATAGCACTTCAAGAACTTTTTCCCAAAGTTGCTCTATCTTTTTGTCTCCTGTTTTCCTGTAATTAAACTGCCCCTCAACGCTAAACCCTCTGACATTTCCTGCCTTAATCTCTGCCCATACTTCGGGATTGTCTACCTTGAATGAACCGAACCAAGACCCATCAGGTACATCCTCAAATCCTTTCATTGGTTGGATTCCCCTAACTTTATCGCTGATAAATGATTCAAACATTGTAACCCCTTCAACGGACTGCCCCGAATCGTGCATAAGGTTTACGTTTGCTTGATATCCCTTTTTAAAGTAACGTTGTGCAATCTTTTTTATCGTTTCCTTAGTGAACACCACATAATACTCCCCATTGTGGTCATTGCGATAGATAGGAGTATCTGCCAACATTAATGGACCGCTTATGATTTGTTGGTCCTCATCTTGGATGACAAACTTTTGTTTATCTATTTCTTTTAGTTTGTTACTTGCCCACTCAATCATTGAAGTACCGCCCCAAGCATCCCACATAAGACCTCCGCAACCTTCACTGTATGGTACATCCTTATTTTGCTGATGCCTTTTAAATCCGCTAATCCTTGCAATGGTATCCCTTGTGATGGGTTCACCCTTTGCGATTTGGTTAGCACGAATCTTGCCAGTTGCTTCACCGCAATCTCCCCATCCGTTTTTATCTGCCCAATCTAATGCCCTTTGTGCGTTATTCTTTGCACTTTCGGGATAGTCGGTATAAGATTCAGCAAACTCATCTTCTGTGAATGCAAGGAACTGTCTTTCAATTGCTGGTCGGTCTACTAAACTAACCACATCAACCTCAACATCATCTTCAAGGTCGTTTGTTATTTCTAAGTTGAAAATCGGTATATTCTTTTCCATTTTTGTATTTTTTTTAAACTATTGTTACCCAAGTCGTGCTGCTCGGTTTATTCTTATTATTTTTTCTTGTTGGTTAGTTATATCGGATTCCACAACGTATGCCCTACCAGTTGCAGAACCCATTTGATTTATTGATGCTTGGTTTAATTGTGTTAGTTGTGCTTCTGGACTTCTTGGTGCTATTGGTGCTGCACCTCCAACTCCTAAAGATGGAGCAGTTCCAGCACTGCCACCGCCACCTAATTCACTCAATGCCTTTCGTGTTGCAAGTATAGAAGATGCAATACCAAGACCTGCGTTTATTGTATTTAATGTTACCCAAGGTTGACCAAGTGCCAATGGGTTTGCAGCAACCGCTTTTGCATTTGCGACCTGCGTATTAATTACAATTCTACCTATACCTGCTGCATTTTCTGCTATAATTGCTGCTGCTTGTAATGCTTTGTTTTTACCTGCAACTTGATTTAGTAATCCAGCAACATTGGCAACTACATCAACGTATGCTAATTGTAATGATTTTCTTGCTTCAAATGCTTTTTGCTCATCATCAATTTTTTTCTTATTTAATTCCTGTAAGAATGCAAATTCTGCTTCAGATTCATCATATCTCTGTTGTGCTATTTGTACACGGAAATCAAATAACTCTTGCTCCTTTCTCTTTTGTTCTTCAATCAAAAATGCTTGAAGTTCTATCTCTGCATCTGTTGAAGTTTTTAAGTCATTAACAAACTGAACAAAGTCATTATACTCCTGTTCTCTTCTTGCTTTTCTATCTGCTTCTAATTTATCTGCGATTGCTTTTTGCTCATCCGATAACTTTTTACTTGCCTCTTTTGCTGCCTTGTTTCTATCCTCATCAGATTTGGCAATCTCTCTATTCGCCTTCTCCCTTGCTTGTTTTATGTAGGCATTTTTTTCATCTTCGGTAAGTTTCTCATCTTTTAAAAACTCGGTTTGATTTTTTTTAAATTCAAGGTTTGCCTTTATTTTACGCTGAGTATATTCGTCATATTTGTCAGCATTTAGTGATAAGAACCTTTCTGTTGATGCAATCGCCTTCTCATTTTCCGCAATAACTTTGGCAGTTGCTCTACCTGCTTCACTTGTTACACCAATAAAATCAGTTATTTTATTTACAAGGTTTCCGATATAATCAGCAACCTTTCCAAGACCAGGTAAGAAATTAAGGACTACTTTTTTAACAGTTTCAAAGTTAGCAGCGACAAGACCAAGAGCAACCACAAAAGCACCTATACCAGTTGCAATCAATCCACTTCTTAAAGTGCTAAATGTGGTCTTTATTGATGTCGC